CGGAGTTGAAGATCAGGACGGCGGCGTTCGTCGTACCCAGGTCCAGTTTGATCAGCGCCGAGCCATTGGCCGCGACGTTGCCGCTGGCGTAGTTCTCCCCGATGCGAACCGCGGCCGCGCCGATGGCGAGGAACTGGTCGCGGTACTCGGGAACGGTCGTGTTGTACGAGCCGGAGCCCGTCGTGAGTTTGTTGTAGGGCAGGCCGATCGTGCCGGTGAAGGATTGTTCGATCACCAGAAGCGTCGGGGTGACACCGGATTGCGCCAAGCCCCACAGAATCGACACGCTCGAATTGCGGATGTAAACGGTGTCCGAGTTGACGGGGACGGCGCCGGTGGACCAGTTGGCGGCGGTGCTCCAGACGTTGGGGCCGGCGTTGACGGTGACGGCGGTAGCTGCGCCGATGGTGCCTGCACCGCCGGTGACGCTGCTGGTGATCACGAACGGGACGCCAGCGGTGTCGGCGGTGAAGGTGATCGTATCGGTGGCGACGGCGGCGGCGGTCACAGCGGTGGCGTAGGGGTGCGTAGAGGCGTTCCAGGCGGCAGCAAGGGCCGCGGCGGTAGTCGCGGCGGTGCCCCCCTGTCCGACAACGGAGATAACCTGCCCGCCCACGGTGACTTTGTAGGAAGTGGCGACGTCATACCCCGTGATTTGGACGGTGGTGACTTGTTGGACGGCCGTTGCGGTTCCAAGCCAGTAGAGAGTGCTCATGATTAACTCCAGGGTGCGGTGTTGAAGTCGCTGTAGGTGTAGTGGTTGACGACGCGGTATGAGGGTGCGGCGCCCGTCGCTGCCTTTGCGCCGTTGCCGTCCAGGGGAACAGGGCGATCGGCGGGAATGGAACCGCCGGCCTCATCGTCAATCCTGATTTTTTGGTAGTCCCCGAAGATTCCGCCGGTGATTTTTTCGCGCGTGCCTTTGTCCTCGAACACGTCCTGCCAGCCCTCGTACGTCGTGTTGCCGAGCGTTTTGGGTTTGCGGTGCTGAAGGTCGACGGCTACCCGGATCCATCCACCGTCCGCCGGTTGCGTTTGGATCGGGTGAACGAAAAGGCATCCACGCGCCGCCCCGCGATAGGGGGACGCATTCAGGGTGCCGATGTACGGCAGGAACTGCACGAACGCGGCCACCTCATCCGCCGCCTGCACATACCCCTCGCCATGCAGGATGATTTCCGGCACGAGAGCGGTAAGAGGCTGCTCGGGCGGTTCGTATGCGGAGTTGGTGATGGTGACGCCGTTGACGTCGAGGTCGACCATCTGGGCGGCCAACCCTGCCCGCACGCTCCACACCCACGGACCGCCCTTTTCCGGCTGCTTTTCAAGCTGGATGGTCGAGTAAGTGAGGTCGATGATGTAATGCCCCATGCCGCCGGTGGGGGCGTAGGGCTTCCCGTCGATGGTCATGCTTTGCAGGACGCATGTCGGGTCGACGTTGCCTTTGTGATCCTCGTAGGACGTGTAGCCGGTGAGGAGAATGCCTCTCTCGCCAGCGAGCCGGAGTTGTGCGGCGAATCCCGACTCGGCCGGCACGCTGAACCGGCGGTATCGCGTGCTGCTGGTGGGTGTACACGAGTCGGGGGATGGCGGGGGCTGTTCGATAATCTGGTCAAGCATTGACGTCCCTCCCTGCGCGTTGCTTCCGTAATCCCTTCAACTCTTCCAGCATCTTGTTCAATGTGACCGTCGCGGCGGCGGTGTTCTTTTGGATTGCCGCCTGCTGTTTGTCCTCGAACGTGCCGGAGACGTCGCGGTAACGATCACTGAGCAACGTGGCGGAGAAGCGTCCCCCGCGCCGAGAGCCGGCGGACATACCGTCGCGGAGTTTGTCGATCTCTTCCTCTTTCGCTTCAATCTCCGCGTCGAGTTCCGTTTGCCGGTTTTCCCTTTGGATGCCCCTCGCCCAGCGCTCTGCCTCTTGCTCTTCCCGCTCGCGTTCCTCGGCTGCGGCTGGATCCTCGAACGGACCAACGTGGAAAGATGCGGCGCGGTCCCGGATGTAAGCCTTTCTCGCGTCGTCCTCGGTCTTCAACTGTTCCTGCAGTTGTTTCTTGCGCACTTCCGCTATCCGCTTCTGGTCAGCCTCATCGGCGGCAACGTCCACCCGGGCAACCCCGTCGCGCGCGTCTTTCGCGGCGGCCGCCCGCTTGGCGGCCATTTCCTTGAGCACGGCGGCCTCGCCTTCCTCGGCGGCCTTCAGGTTGCGGTACTTCCGGCGGGTTTCTTCGCCGCCCTCCACCTGCCCCTTCCCACTCCGCAGGGCGTCCGCCTGCGATCCCATGTTGTCCTCGAACGCAATCCGCGAGTTCTGCGCTGCCAGTAGTTTCTCTCGCTGGGCCGCAATCTGCGCGTCCAGGTCCTTGGTTGTCTTGCTGGCTGCGTCGTCTTGGCGGTCCTTTAGACCTTCGCCGCGACTCCGTAAGCCTTCGTTCAGATTGTTTAATTCCTGCTGGTCGGGGTCGAGACCGGTGTTGGTGCCGCGGAGCTGGTGCTTTCGTTCCTGCTGCGCAATTTCAGCCATGACTTCCTTGATGGCTTTGCGGGATTTCAGTTGGGCGTCGAGGATTTGATTCGTGAGCGTGGTCTCGCGATTAATCCCTTCGATCTCCGCCTTTTCGTTCGTCAAAAGTTCACGGATGTTTCGCCCTGTTGCCCAGATGCCCCCGAGCAGCGGCGCCTGCTTGCCCAACTCGTCGGCCATCTCTCCCAACGTCATCTTCCCCTGCCGGTAGGCGTCCCGCAGCTCGATCGCCTTGCTGGTGAGATTCGCCAGTCGCTGCCCCAGTTGATCGGTGATGATGCCAGCGGCGCCCAGCCCCAGCAGGTCCATCCCGGCGTTGGCCATACCCCGCCCGCTCCCCATCGCCCGCTCCAGGACATTCTCCCCCGCCATCGCGTTCTCTTTGCGCATCATCTTCAGCCGCTGGGCCAGACGGTCGACGGCGGACGATGCGCCCTCGTCCTTCCCCTTCAGCACGACTTCTACTTCTTTGCGGCCCATCAGGCTTCCTCGTTCCTGCGTTTACACTCGGCCTTTTCGCCGTTGATGAAGTCGATGGCGTCGAGGCACTTCTGCGTCTGATCGAGCCAGCCACCCCCGACAGGCCAGCATCCGTGCTCGGCCTGCCGGGTGGCGTACATCGCTCGCAGCACATCGGCGGTTTCATAGACCGCGAATGGCTGCGTCACTTCAAAAAGCCCGCGTCCCTCGCACTCCAAACACTCTTCCCGGCTGTCGCATTCACATTCCGGGCATCGCAGTTCGAGCGGACACTCCGCCGTGGGGTCCTTTAAATCTTGGAGCGCCGTGCTGCAGCGGCGGCCGACTGCAACGCGGATTTTTTTCGTTCATTCTCCGACAGATGGGATTCGACGTAGATCGTGTCGAGCACTTCCCGCAGGTCGGTGGTGTTCAGGTCCTCCAGCGTCTTCGCCGCGGCCAATCGTGAGAGCCTTACCGACTTCCGCACGATCTCCCGCAGTTCGCCGATGGTGGCGGATTCGAGATTGGGGACAGTGGTCAGGCAGAGCGAAATCGCCTTCTGCAGAATCGCCAACTCGCCGCTGACCGAGGCCGCGTCGACGTCTTTCACCAGCTCGTCCATCGCCTTGAATTGGCCGTTGGTGGTGAACACCGCTGCGTCTTCTTTGCCCGCGTCGATGTCGAGGCTGAGGGTCAGCGGGCCAGAGCCGGGGGTCATGCTGACCAAGACCAGCCTCGCCGCCTTCAGCAGCGTTTCCTTTTCCGTCTCGCCGGTGGCCTGGACCATGAGTTGATCCATCTCCGCCAGTTGGTTGGCCGTGGGATACCGACACACGAAGACCGTTCGGACCAACCGCCGCGCGTCGATGTCCAGTGACATCGGGAAGGTGTTGTTGGGACTGAGAGCTATCACTTGCCGCCTTTGCCTTTCTGTGGCGCATCCACCACCACGGCCGACACGGCCAGAGGCAGAGACGCCAGATATGCCTTGCGGGTTTCCGGGCTCAGGACGCTCCAAAGCTCGATTACCGCGTTATCGCTCGCCGCCTCCCACCCGCCGCGGTTTCTCTCGACCGCCGCACGGATGGTCTTGATGTCTTCAGTCGTGGCCATTACGCCTCCACCAGCGTCAGCGCGTCATTGCCGCTGGAAACGCTGCACAGCACCTGCAGGGCGTCCGTCGCCTTCAGGTCCCGCGCGCCGGTCGTGATGTTCTGGCGCTGCGCCGCGCCCGCCGTGATGGTCAGGGTGGTCGAGCCGTTGGTGACGGCCAGCACCAGGGCGAAGCTGGTCCCCGCCAGCATGAGCCCGTAGCTGTCCATATCCGCGATCAACCGGGCTTCCGGATCCATCGTCACCATGGGGTCGATGTCGGTGACGAGGAAGTGGTGGATGCCGGATGCGGCGGTCACACTCTGGCGTTCCTCCACCGTGGCGCCGAGGTCAATCTCGAACTCGGAGATGTTGGCGAACGCGGCGCCCGCAATCGTGGCGGTCATGCCCTTGCACTTGTAGGGAACGGTGAGGATCGGCGCCCGCGACGGCATCGCCTCGTCGATCGGAGCCACCCACACCCCACTCCACTCGAAAGACGCGATCAGCTTCGCACCATTCTTGCCCTTCAACTTCACATTGCAGACGGCGCCGTTGAGTTGCTTACGCCGGCCTTCCTCCCACACCACCACCGTCCACGTCTTCCGATCGGCCATGCTCGAACTCGGCGCGTACGTGGCGACGTTGATCTTGTAGCCGCAGCCGGTGAGGTAGGCGAGGAAGGGTCCGCCGCCCAGCACCTCCATGTCGTAAGAGCACTTCCCCGACGTCTTGCCGGTGATGCTGGTCACGCTGCCGACGTAGTTTCCCTGCGGTTTGCGTTTGCCGTCGGCGAAAAAATCGTCGCAGTTGTGCTGGACGTTGTAATGGTTCACGGCGATCGCCGCGGTGACGGTGGCGGCGGTGCCGGAGGTGGTTTCTTCGGTGAGTCCGACCAGCTTCTTGCGGTCCAGAAGCGGCGGGCGTGGTTCAGCGGCCATGGCGATCTCCTTTAATCTTCGGTCGTGTATTCGGTGATGCCGGCGCCGGTGGCCGGGTTGGTCCTGTCGTGCTCGTACTGGGTTTCAAAGCCGATGATCGTGATGCACTCCCGCTGCCCCGGTTCCGTCTCGATCTGCATCGTGTCGGTGACGCGGGTATCGGTGGCGAGGGTTTGTTCGTTGCCCACCCCCTCGGGCTCGGTCATGTCGTGATTCGTCGCCACCGCGATCTCGATCAGGCGGAGCCAGCGGTTGTGGATTTGGCTGGTGGTTTCCCTGTCCGTGTCGTCCTGCACAATCTTCAGGTGCACCTGCACCTGCAGGCGCTTGATGGTCGTGCCGGTGTTGCCCATGCCGCCCTCGTCGGCGGTTTCATCGCCGGCGATGACGGCGGCGTCGAGGTTCTCCATGCTCAGGGCCTGGCCTTTGTCGTCGACGTCGAGCCCGGTGTCCGGATCCCGGTATCCGCGGCCATCCCAGCGGAAGACGCGGTTGATGCCGGTGATGTCCTGCACGATGCGGACGTACAGGCGTTCAATGCGTTCCTTGATGGAGAGAATTTCAGCCATCTGTACCCTCCCCCGGAACCTTTGATGTGCCGGTCAGAATGAAATTTGCTGCGCGGTTCAACTCAAGGGCCAGACGTTCCCCCGCGTTCACCTCCACCAGTTTCTTAAACTCTGGCGATCCCTCCAGCGCGGTCGCCACGGAGATACCCATGAGCCGGATGATCTTCCGTTGCGACCAGATGAATTTCCCCGCCCGCTTCCCGCTTTTCGCGATTACCTTTTCATGTCCGTCGTTCTGTGACGACCGGCGAAAGAATCCCATCCCGCCCTTGGTCTGCACCACGAAAGCATTTTTTTCGATCCGCTGGCGTCCGCCGTCGGCGCGGATTTGGTAGGAGATTCCGCCGATGAGGCGCTTGTTCGTGGGGGGCTTCGTGGGCTTGCCCTTGAAGTAGAAGAGCTGGATGCGGGTTCCGCCGATCTTCACGCGGGCCTGCAGCTTGGAAGGCGTGGCGCGGGATGCGGAGAGGCTTTTGGCGATGTCGCCGACGCGGTTGACGGTGAGGGCGGCCGTGGCCTGCCGCTTCATCTGCGTCTTCGTCCAACCGGCGGTGCGGTTGATGGCGCGGGAGATAGCTTTGTCCCGCTGTTTCGGGAAGTCTTGAAGTTGGGTGATGAGTCCGGAGTCGCGGATTTCGATGTCGACGCGCAGTCCGCCCCCGGAGCCCTTGCGGCCCATGCTGGAATCGGGTTTGTATGCCGTGACAGCCATTAGCTCAATCCAAGAATCCACATGCCGCCGGTCTGACCCAGCAGCGCCTTGATCACCCGTTTCGCCTTGACCGTGCCGCCCTTGTCTTTCGGGTACACCACAGAATCACCGCCGAGGTTCGGCATTCCGCCCGGGTAATCCGCCATCGCGACTTGGATCGTGACGTCGTATTCCAGGCGGGTGCTGTTGTCGGTCGGGCGGGTCTGGAGTTTGTCGCGATGGATGATGATCGTGACGGGCTTCGGGTCGCCGCCGTGGGGCGTAATGACGGCGGGCTCGCCGAGTCCTGCGGTCAGGAACGGGGCGAGAGACGTCGCGGCGAAACTGTCGAACACGCTCACAAAATCACCTCATCAAACATCTGCCCACCGACCCCACCGACCGAAGGATCCGATCGGCGGGGGCGGCGGCAGGCTCCCTCCCCCAGAGAGAGAGCGGGGTTAGATGCCGGTGATGACCTGCGCGGCCTCGGGGTACATCTCCTTTTCGTCGGTGTCCATGCGGGCGCGAACAACGTTGCCGCGAATGGTTTCATCGCGATAGGTTTCGATGGCGGCGCCGATGGTGGAACCGTCTTCGGCCCAGTGGAACGTGCGGGCGTAGCACGGTTCGCGGACGTCGTTGGAGCGGGCGGGGACGAACAGCAGGAACCGCGTGTCCGTCCACATGGAAGCGATAACCGCCGTCTGGTTTTCGTTGGCGGTGTTCTTGACGCTGCCGGCGATGATGAGTTCTTCGAGGCCGAGCGCCTCGGCCACCATCGACGCATTCACCTTGCCACGCTGCACGGCGACTTCATGGCCGTTGTACTTCACTCGGTCGATGATCTCGGCGTTGTCGCGGAGGTACTGGAACCGCTTCCAGGAGATGACGCCGTGGGTGGCCGGGCGCCCAATCCGGTCATAAATCGCCAGAGAAGCGGTGCGGACGTTCACGATGGGGGTTGCGCTGGCGGTCGTGGTCCAGGCGGTGCCGGCGGCGTTCGTGTTGCTGATGGCGTCGCAAAGCGCGATGACGCGGCGTTCGTGAGCCGAGAGCACGATGTTGCGAGCGCGCAGGGCAGCGATCTGCTCGGCGTCGAAATAATCGGCGTACATCTGGGATTCGCGATCATCGACCGGCTCTTCGGTGCCGTGCTCGTCGCAGGCGTAAGTACCGGGCTCAAACTTCCCGCTGCCGCGGCTGTAGCTGCCGCCGGGGGCGCGGGCGGTTTCCCGGTCCTTCAGAAGTTCCTTGATCGGGATGACGCCGTAGTTGCCCGACTGCTTCTGGACTTCGATGACAGGGGCGATGCGGAGACCGACATAGCCCATCATGTTCGCCTGCAGGTCGAACTCCATGAGGGAGCCGGCCAGATCAGGACGGAGGGTTGCGAGAGATTCGGAGGGAGAGCTCATGGTGAGATTCCTTTGTTGGGAGACAAATCCGTTTGTCTTCCGAGGCGGAAACATTCCGCCGCGGGGAATCTCAGCCACTGGCTGGCATCTGCCGGTAAGGCAGGAAAGGGGAGCCCGGGGTGTTACCCCCGGGCCATGGGGTTAAGCAGCAACGGCTTTGATGACCGCGAAGCTGATGACGATCACGGCGTCGAGGGTGACGGCGCCGGTGTTGCGGATGGTGAGCACGCAGCTACCGGCCGCGGTGGCGGTGACGTAGACGGTGGGGATACCGTCTGCGGTGCCGCCGTAGCTCTTGATGCTGGCGACAACCACGTCCGTCGCGGCGATCGTGCTGTTGGTCAGGGTGAAGGAAGCGTCGACGCCGGCGGCCAGCGTCGAGGAGACAGTGGTGATGGTGCCGCAGGTCTTGTCCAGCGTGACGCCAGTGGCGATGGTGGTGATCTGAGTCACCGTGCCGCCCGCGCCCGTGCCGTAGCCGATGCCGGCGGTGCCGGTCGACTTGATCAGGCCGGTGGCGGTAAGGCTGGTGCCGGTGGCCGCGCCGATGACCGGCGTGGTGAGCGTTTTGTTGGTGAGGGTTTCCGTGCCGGTGACAGTGGCATAGTCGCCATCGGCGGTGACGGGGCCCGCGGGGATAACTTCGATCCAGTCGCCATTGGCGCCAGCGGCTTCAGCCGAAGTGCCGACGGCGATGGTGCCGGAGTCGGCAATCTTGCCGCTGGCCGCGGCGTACACGGTGACACCCTTGGCAATGACGCCGGCGGCAACCATGACCTGCGTTTCGCCGGGGTTGTGCAGTAGGATGTTGCGAACGTCACCCGCGGCGAAAGACGCTTTTTCGAGGGTGCCGAGCGACAGGTCCGAAGCGCCGGCCGCTTCAAAGTTGAAACTGCCGTCATACTTGACGCGGAGATTCGCAGCGAGCGCCCCCGCGGCCGGGATGGGGAGGGAGTATTTGTGAGTCTGAGACATGAAAGTCTCTCCTGTTCAAGATTCTTGTTTTCGGTTTGTCAATCTGTGCCGGCTTCCGTCCGGCGCGGTCCGCATGGCGGAGTCAGGGGGAGCGTTACCGGCCCTTGCGGCCGTGCTGCTCGTTGTAGGCGGTGACGTAGGCGGCGTGCAGTTCCTTGTTCTCGTGCACAGCCTTCGACCACGCCTTCTCCCGCTTCATGCCGGCGGAGATATGGCCGTCGACGATCGCCTTGAAGTCGGTGATGGGGTCGCCTGCGGTGGCTTCCGTACCGCCCTTCGCGCCGCCGCCGATCGGCTTGGTGCCGACGGTCTTCTGCTTCGCGCGGAGGTCGTCGATGGCCGCATCCTGCTCGGCCATGTAACGGTCCTTCGCGGCGGAGACGGTCAGACCGTCTTCCTGCGCTTTGACGAGGAA